GAATACGCAGGCGCCCGTGGCTATGAAGGCTTCGTCCGGCGTCGCCGGGTATTCCTGCTTGAAAAGGTTCAGGTCCCCGTTGCAGTTGTTCTCGATGCACCACCGCCGCCAGCTCAGCTGCCGGTCGTTCAGCCCGAAGGCCTCCGCCAGCTGCGCTTCCTCCGGCGTCCGCTGGAAGCCCGGCGGCACTTCCCGCTCGTATTCCGGCATTTCGTACCAGGGGAAAAACACCGGAATGAATCCGTCCTCCCCCGTCCGCTGCCGCTCCACCGCCCGATCCCAGATATCCTTGAAGGCGTCGTAGCCGTTGGCCGTGCTCTCCATGATCACGATGGTCCCCGCCTTGTCCGGCACGGCCTGCATGAGGCCCGTCAGCGTCTCCTGCTTGTCGCCGGGCCAGAAGGCGAATTCGCTCAGGTGCAGGCAGCTCAGGGTGTAGCTTCGTCCGATCCCCCGGCCGCCCGCTGTGGCGCAGCGGATCCGGCTCCCCAGCCCCTTCTTCTGGCTCCTGCTCTGGCTGGGCCGGTCGAAGTTCAGCTCCTGCCCGTTGCTGGCCCGGGTCATGGGCTTCAGCGGCCCCGGCAGCTCGTCCAGGAAGCGCTTGCTCATGCGGAAAAGGTTCCCCGTGCTTTCCTCCTGGTGGGCGACGATCAGGCTCTCCGACTGTTCGCTGGTCGCCGTGTACCAGAAGATGATCGCCTCCGTCAGCGTGCTGAAGCCCATCTGCCGGGCTTTCAGGATGATGATCCGCACCGGCTTTTTCGCTTTCCACTGCTCCCGGATGGTCTCATAGAGCCGCCGCTGCGGCGGGTTCAGCTTCAGCGGCACGATCTTCCCGCTCTTGTCCCGGATCTTCAGGAAGTTCTCGATGTATTCCCCGGCGTTCAGGAGGTTCAAAAGCCCTTCTCCTCCCCCTTTTCCGCCTGGGCGCGCAGGAAGTCCTCGATGCCGCCGCTGATCTCCACCTTCTCCCGGAATACGCCCTCCATCTTCCCCAGCAGCTCCAGGGCTTTCAGCGCCCCCCGGCTGTCGAATTGGTAGGTCCCGTCCGGCTCCCAGGCGTGGGTCTCGCTGTTCCAGCTCAGGTGCGGCTCCGCCGCCATGCACTTCTTGAAGATGCCCCAGGCTTCCAGCCCGATCTGATCCGGCGTGAGCCCCAGCGCTTTATATACCTGTCGCGCCTGTGTGCGCTTGTAGGCGAGGATCTTATCGTCGTTTAGCATCCGGCTGGCCTGCACCGCCGCCGCCTTGGGCGCGTAGCCGGCGGCGATCGCGGCCTCCGTGCCGTTCCCTCCGTTTCTCAGGTATTCCAGCACGAACCGCTTCTGTCGCTCGTTCAGCTCCGCTTCCTTCCTGGCCACGTTATCGCCTCCTTCCATCTCCCCGGCTTCCCCTGGGGGAAGCTGTCGCCCGCAGGCGACTGATGAGGGGATCCCCCGTCCCCGCCGCAGCGGATGAGGGGCCTTGTCGCGGATTATGTTACCCTCTTTGCCGTGCGTTGTATCGTCAACTTTTCCGCGCAAAAAGACCGGGGATTTATCCCCGGTCTTTCCCTTCTTCGTCATTGCGAGGAGGCGCAGCCGACGTGGCAATCCGTTCCTCCGTCTCCCGCTTCTTCTTTCGCCTCTGCCGCTGGTATTCCAGCACATGTTGGCGGTTTTTCTTTGCCCATTCCCGATGATATTCCGCCTTCTTCCGCTTCCGCTCCGCGATCTCCTCCGCCGTCAGCTTTTTCTTCCGCTTCTTTGCCTTCGTCTCCTTACCGGTTTCCTCCGGGAGGGAGCTGTCTCCCGCAGGGGCGGATGAGGGGACGTCCCCCGTTCCCAAATCGAAGCCCCTGCTTCGATTTGGAGAGGACGTTTCGCCGGAATCTTCCGGGTATTGGGCCTTCGGTCCGATACCCGGCATTCCGGCGGATAAGGACGCGGCCTCCCCCACGATCTTTTCCGCGCAGCCCGCTCCGGCGGGGCAGCCGCGCCGCCGCCCCATCACGCCCAGGAAATTGCATATCAGCCGGAATCCCATCCAGGCATGAAAAACGCAGTCCCTGCAGTTATCGTCGCATACGCTCATTCTTCCTCCACCCCCAGCTCTCCCGAAAAATACCGTGCGATTGGCCGCCGCCCGTGCCAGGCTTCCGGCGGCGCCATGTTCAGATAGACGTAAAGCCCCCGGTTCACCCGGTTCCGCAGCGCCTCCGCCTCCACCAGCGTCATTCCCGGCAGCAGTTCCTCCGCCGTCGCCAGGGCGTTCCTCCGGTCGATATCCTCCGCGATCCCCGTCAGCGCCCCCACCGTCATGGCCCCGTCGGTCACTTCCGGCTCCGGCCTGCGCAGGTTCTTGGAGCATGACCAGCGGCGCTGTCCCGGCGCCCGCTTCCCTGCCCGGCTCTTTTTCGTCAGATATTCCGTCAGCCCGGCCAGCCCGGTCTCGTCCAGGCGCAGCCGCCGGCTGTTGGCGTGGCCCTGGGCCCAAAGTTCCTCCAGCCGGTCCCGTCCCAGCGGCCCGGCGTTCAGGATCAGGTGGAAGTGGACCCGGCTGCTTTTCTTTCCCTGCTCCCATATGTAGAGATACCGCAGCTCCTCCCCGGCCTCCCGGTACAGCTTCCGCAGCTTCCGCAGATATCTCGTCATGGCCTTCACGGCTCCCTCGGCGGATTCCTCCCCGGCGCAGGTGAGATCCACTTCCAGATCGGATTCCCCGAAGTTGTCCAGGAGGATCCTCCCCATGCGCTTCTCCGCGTCCCTCTCGTTCAGCTTCGCCTGGCACTCCCTCGTAGGCCTGCACTTCCCTCTTCGACGCCCCGGAGGCTGAAATACCGGGTACAGCTCGACTTCGGCATAGCCTCCGCATCGCCATACCCGCTTCCGTATGAAGAACCTCCCCCGATATCCGGCCATGATCCGTCCATCCTTCCGTGTCGAAAACTTAGGATTGCTTACAAGCCCGAAATCGCGCGCACGCGCACGCGATACATATAATTGCCTCCCCTTCAGGGGAGGTGGCGCGAAGCGCCGGAGAGGTCACTCCCCCGTCCCTGCCTCCCCTTCAGGGGAGGGGGACCGCTTGCGGTGGAGAGGTCACTCCCCCACTCCTGAATTCTTTTCCAAACGCCCGGAACCCGGCCGCTTGGAAAAAGCCTCAGAAATTCCGCGGGAACTTTTCGTAGTATCGCCGCACCGCCCGGTCCAGCGTCTCCCGGCTGATATGGTGCTTCATGCTGACGCTGACGGCCCCGTGATCCGTCGTCACGAATTCCAGCACCGCGTCGGCGTATTCTCCCCCGGCCTGCCTGCAAAGCTCCCGCAGCTTCAGCTGCTTCCCTGCCGGCAGCTCCGGGTAAAGCAGGGACACATAGTAAATGTATCCCTGCCGCTTCTCGGACACGTTGATGCTCTTCTTCACCCTAAACATGCCGGTTCTTCCTCCGCTTCTTCGCCGCCCCCTGTCCCGCCGCGTCCTTTGCCTTCCCCTTCGTCGGGGCGCGGGTGAATTCGTCGCAGTTCCCTCCGGTCGCTGCTCGATGATTCCCCCGGCCCCTCCTCTCCAAATCGAAACCGTCGTTTCGATTTGGTAAGGACGTTTCGCCGGAATCTTTCGGGTATTGGTCCTTCGGGCCGATACCCGGCATTCCGGCGAATAAGGACGCGGCCACATACTGCCCGTAGCTCAGGCCCCGCTTCCGCGCCTCGCCGTTGATCCTGGCGATCTCCTTCTCGTTGTCGTTCATGTCGTCCTCCTTTGCCGGAATGCGTCGCGGCTCCCTTTGGTCGCCGCTCGAAGATTCCGGCAAGTCGTCCTCTCCGAATCGCACCCGCTCCGCTGGGCTGCGCTTCGGGTTTTATTTTTCCTTCTCCCATCGTCCGTAAATGATGGTGATGATCTCGTCCATCTGATTCAGCGCGTCCTGGATAATATCCCGCTCCTGGCTCCCCACGTCTCCTGCGTTGATCACTCCTTCGATGAACCCCATGAAGTGCTGAATCTCCCCGTATTCCTTCCCCGTCATGCCGTTTTCTCCTTTCCTGCCTCCCCTTCAGGGGAGGTGCCGCCCGCAGGCGGCGGAGAGGTCGTCCCCGCCGCAGCGGCCCGTTTCCCCCGCTTCTCCGCCTTCTTCCGGTCCCATGCCCGGCACCGCTGCCCGATCTGCCCCGGCAGGCGGTAGCTCTCCTCGCACAGCCTGCAGCAGTACATGCAGACCTTCCGCCCCCGCTCCGGGCAGACGCCCACCAGGCTGTCATGCCA